AAGTCCAGTATTAAAAGATACATCATATCTAAAATTAGCTTGATTTGCCAAAAGAACTCCAGGCATTGTGATTATTGCAATCTTAGTTCCTGAAACAACAGTATTATCATAAAGAATAATAGTTGCTAAGGCAGCAGCAGAATTAACCATAATTAAATGAAGAAATCCAGCCCCTGATTTAACTACCGTAGTAGTTGCAGTAGTAATATTTGTATATGAATTACGTTGTTCAACTAAAAACCTTCCAGCCGCATTATCTTCTGCAACTGGTGCATATTGTTCTCTAACTGGTATCAGAGTTTGATCTGATGCAATTACAACAGGTAATGAATTTGACATTACTCGCTGTCCAGCAGGAGGTATATGTCCTGTATTTAAAGCGATAGCATCAAGACCTGAAACAAGCATTTGACGCTTATCATCAAGTCTTGGCATATTAATTTCGCCTTCAACCGGAAAATCTGGATCTGTTGATAAATATTGTCCTACCATAGTTATTTCCTTTGATTGATTGTAAATCTTTTATTATGAGATTTGCTTGTCTTTTTTAACCAACGGATCTGACGGAGGCTCTAATAATGAGGATCCAGGTTCTAATTTAGAAGTTAAAACAGCAAAAGCATCTTCTATTTGTTTAGTAATTAAATCCTTCTTAGGACCATCAAGGTCTGGAAGCATGATATTAGATATTTTCAACTCTATTTCTTTCAAGTAATCTGGAGAATGAAGAACTAATTCTTTAGAAGCTTTTAAATTAGCCATAGTAGAAGTTACGTCTTCAGGATTGAATTGATTCATTCCTTCAACAGAAAATACTACTTCAATTTCTCCTCTAGCATTACTAACAAGTTCAAAAATCTCTTCCACAGCTTCTTTAACATATCTTCCATATGCTTGTAAGCATATCTCTGTTGCGGCTGTATCCATAGCTTTAGAATCAGCAGAACGACCTATTACGGCGGTGTTACTTATTCCAGCAGCCATTTGTTGAGTCACACGGAAAATTTCAACTCTCTTAGATTCAATTCTTTCTGCCAAAGAAGCAAAAGAATCAGATGATGGAGCTTTAAAATCAAACTCCTCTTCAGAATCAATCAATATCCATCTCCCTGCTCCAAGAACAGGAGGACTTCCTTTATCAACAGACTTAAATACAGGCATCGGAAATGCACAGTTTCTTTGAGCCCAGTCCAATTGTGCAGATGATCTAAAATGACCAATCTGTGCAGATGCAACTCTATTCATTATCCATAATCCAGGAGGAAATTCCAATGTTAAAACCGGAACAGCTCCAAAACCATGCTTAACTTGACTTTTTGGTTTAATCTCTAACTCAGGATCTATCTTATTTACATCTTCTTGTTTATAAGTATGAACATAAGTAGTTATATATTGTGAATCATAGATTTTCCATGTTTCAGTAATAAATGAACGATCCATAGTAGCTGGATTCAATAATGATTCACATTTATGAATTTTGACAATAGATAATCTTTTATAATTATCCATTTCATAATCAAATACTTGAGAATTATCTACTGCACATAAAGTAGCTCTGCGATATCCAGACTTATCCATTTGATCAATAGATAATTGGTTGGCAGCTTTCATAGCAGCTAAATCATCAGGTAATGCAGGCATTTCAGCCACAAACCATGAACATCCTTTAACAACAGCATTAATAAAACTGTTTTGCATGAAATTAACTAAATCAGCTCCGCCCCCATCCACGTCACTTTGAAATTCAGTGTAAAATGAATCCAAAGGTTTATCGTCTTCTGACGTAATCTTAAATGGAGAACTAAATAGTTGAGCTGCAAATTGATCGATAATTGGACCAACAAAGTTTTGATACTCGGCGTTATCTTGTCTTGATTTAAAGATTTGTGGCGGCTCAATCTCATTTTTAGTTAAGAATTGAGGTTTAAACTTTTCAAATGTTTTGCCACCTTCATATAACGCATTGTATTGGTCATACTGTTTGTGGTCGTATTCAGGATGCTTTGTGTTTAATTGTTTATATTTCATCGCGGTCCTTATATTATATAGTTATCAATGTTTGAAACGGCTTATAATGGCGGCACAATACAAGAATCTTCGATAAGCCTTTTCATTCATTTAAAAGTCAAAATCCATCATTCCTCTAGCTGGTTCTCTTTTACCTTGTAAAAATAACTCAGTTAAAGAGTAAACCATAGCATCCATTCGATCTGGTGATAATATTTTAGATCCAATATCTACATCATCCTCATCTGGCTTTATATGTTTACCAACGAAATTACACATCTGATCTTCTAATAATAAGAAGTTTTCCTTCATATGAATTATTTTACCTTGTTCATAAAGTAATGATATTGGTTCTGCTCTAGCTATTTTACCATCTTTAGCATGTATCTTTTTAACTTTAATACTTTTATTAATGCTCTTCATAGAGTATTCAACCATATCTCCGCCCTGATTAGTTTCAGCTATTACTAATTTGGCGCCATATTTAAGATATGCTTTATTAACTATTGTAGCCCATTGCTCTACTGTATATTTACCTGATAAATCATCAATTATGTATCCATAACCTTGTTTATCTTTAGCAGCTATTATAATACCAGTTTCATCTGATTTAATTGTTACAGTCGTTGCAGGATCTACCGCAATAACTATTAATAACATATCTTTTAAGAAGTCTTGCATAGTAAATGGAATATCTTTATTCCAATCTTTATGATACTTCTGTTGATATTCAATTAAACTAAGCTTCTTAATTAAATCTCTAGACCACAATGCTCCTTTCGCATCATCTAATATAGCTCCAAATATCTCTTGTGCGCCTAATCTAGTTCCTTTGAATTGATTAATTTCTTCAATATAATCTTCAGATAACAAATGATTCTCATAAGAAGAACCTCTAGTTACATGACATTTAGGATTATCAACCAATTGTCTTAATAGAGCTAATGGTTTAGGAGTAGTAGTAATAATAGTTTTTGGTGGTTCAATACGACCGCTGGCAAACTTTAATTGGTCCCAGACTTTAGATAAGTATTTAAACTTAGCTAATTCATCAATCCATACTAAATCAAACTCGAATCCTCTAATAGCATCAGGTTTCTCTCCTGTCATAGCATAAGCTATAGCTATTACTTTACCATTCTTATCTCTCCAGGTTAATTCTCTTTTATTACCACCGACCCAGGTAGGTCTATTCTTTGGATTACCTTGATTAAGTATACCAGATTTACCAGTTATCATTACCTTTTCAATTTCAGCAAAGTTACTACCAAATAAACCAATGATTAACTTCTTACCTTTCTTTTCGGCTTTATATACTTCTTGAATAATATAATTAGCTGCAAGTACGGTTTTTCCGTAACCTCTCCCTGCTAATGTTAACCAATATCTCCAATCACCTGGAGGTGCTATTTGTTTTGGTCGCCCCCAGAAGTTCCAATCATATGCTAATGATTCTTTATCTGCATCTGTCATCTTAGATAAGATATCTTCTCTATCTTTATCTGATAATGCGGCAAAATGGTCTGCTTTAGATAACTCTCTAACTATAGGTAAATCTTCAACTGCAATTGGTTCATCAATTGAGCTTAATTCTGTTTGATCTTGTATCATATATTAAGTTCCTTTATGTATTATGTAAATTGGCAATTATAATAATCACCAGAAAGATTTAAGAGCATCGGCTTTTTGATAAGCAGCAATCTCTTTATTAGACAATAGTATAGTATTAGGCGGCAATGCTTTTACATCATCATCTATATCTAATGCAAATAGCCATGTCATGTTGTATCTAGGTAATTTATAGAATTGATATTGCGCCATATCATCTACTAATTTAACTAATAAACATTGAAATCCAATTGATTCCGCGATAAATGTGCTATTGCTGTTATGCGTCAACGTATATACGTATTCCATACATTTATCGCGGAATCAATTGGATTTACCGATAACTGTTTCTGGTTCAATCCAATCAGAAACAATAGGTTCTTTATCAGCTTTACGTCTTTCAATTAAATCATCCAATCTACTCATTAATGTATCTGAGGCAATTGGACCTCTATCAGCAATTTCTTCTTCAGGAGTTTTAACACCACAGAATTTTCTACGCAAATCAACTAACTTAGCTAATCTATCAGTAACAGCCATACGATTACGTTTATCTTTCTTAGCTTCACATTCAGCGGCAATCTTTAACATTGCATCAATCTCATGTTGAATAAGTGCTAAATCAGAATCTATAGTAATAGATAACTGTTCTTTCTTTTCAGCGCGCAGTTCTTTTGATAACTCATAATTGTCCTCACGATATGCCAATATCTTCTTACGAATTGTAATATGTGATAATTCTATTTTATGAGTCCCTGATAACCATTCTTGTAAAGCTCTATAGCCACTACCTAATGAATTACGTTTTGATAACTCAGCTATTAATGCTGGTGATAGTTTAGTTTCTGAATGTGCCATGATAAATCCTTATTTATTAATTTGATATGATAGAGTTTGAAGATATGATGTTTATTAATTAAATATAATAAGATAATTAATAATAATGATTAACAAATGTATTTTTTATGACGTTGGCATGAAAATTGCCACATTTTAGCTGTTTTTAAAGTCCTATAAAACAAGCCATTCCATAATAAATACATTCTAAAACGCTATAAAACAAGCAATAACAGATAGAGTGTTACCTTTTTTCAAACTATATTTATTTAATTATATGGATTAACACTATTAACAGATTAACACCTGTAAGCATCACATTAAGATAAAGTTAACTTAACAATTAATGGAGCCACAGGTAAGAATCAAACTTACATAATCAACATACCAAGTTGATATTCTATCATTGAATTACTGCGGCTTGTGTGCGACTTATATCTAGTCTTTTCGTAGAATCTAGTCTTTTCGTAGAATCTAGTCTATGCTCTTATTGTATCCTGAACGAGATTTATATGGAGTTTTATATTTTGATAAATTAGCCATGATAACAGCGATTGTTGGAAGAGCTATAATTAATGTTAGTATTACGATCATATGAATGCCTTAATCTTATTTAAGCGTTTGCATAGTTCTCTTGCTTGTGCGGCTTTACTTCTAGGCAAATCATATTGTATAAGATGTTTTGCGCCTGATGTTTCATTAAAACAATTGCCTATACTATAAAATGTATTATCTATAAATTCTTCTGGTTTATCAAACCTGTGTATTTCTATAATGCATTCATTGCAATTATCATCATAGTTATGTGTATCATCTTCATAATCCCTTGTGGCTCTACAGCTATCACAAGCATATAAAAACATATGATGTGCTTGTTTCATACAATCTTCCATTTTGATTTTGCGCAAAAAATACTAATTAAAATAACTGGAGCTTTATTTGGTTGAGGAGTTCCTGATAGTTTCTTTTCAGTTATAGTCCCGGTCAGTGGTTTAAGCTTTAGAGCGCCGAATTGGACATCTACAGTTACTTTGTCACCTACTTCGGATTCTACTTCACATCCTAATGAAGTTAAGTTTAAACCTAACGTGATGACGGTATCAGATACATTGGTTACGAAGTTGTATGATGTAAGAGATTGTAATTCTTGTTTGTTGAGATAAATTTGCATATTAAGTTCCTTTTGATATTGTGCGGAAATTATTTAATTTGTTAAGATATTAAGAATCGAACTTAAATTGAAATGTTCAAAGCATTTCGTCCTACCATTGAACGATATCTTAATGATTCGAGGCAGGCAGAGTTTAACTGCCGACACGAGCGTCTTCCAGAACTCGGATATTGACGCCGTTACAATGAGCGCCTCGGTTTCTATTATTTTGCATAGTATATAAAGATTTGGTCTTTACCTTGGAATTGTCTAGATTCATAAGGAATGACTCTACCATCTTCAAGAGTTATTTGTTCTGGCATAAAAGGAGGATTGATGATTGTGAATTCATTACCATCATTCTCTTCTGACAGAGATTCTAGGATCATTAAGACTAAATCTAGAGTAGTTGAGTTATTTTCTGGATATCTAATAGCTCGTTTGCAATGGATATTGGTATCTTCTACTTTAAATAGATATTTCATAATTTCTCCAATATAGTTTCTAAGCTAACTACTCCCTGGAACCTAGCTATTTCTATTTCTTCATCTAGGATGATAATGGTAGGAAGCATTTTTACTTTATATTTAGCCGCCAAGAGATGGCAGTCATCAATATCAATTTCCTCGATTGTTACATCAGGTTTGATTTCTTTTAATTTAAGCATAATTGGTGCCATCCTTTTGCAAGGAGAACACCAATCGGCTGAGAACTTTAAGATAAGCATTTATTTTCTGGTAATTAATCCGGTATTGATATCTAGTGTATCTGTATCTGATAGTTTATAAGCTGCTTTTAATTCTAATTGCATCAATCTTAGTTTAAGTTGATCATTTTCTGCTTTCATTGCGGCAGGGGCTGATTGTTCGGCAGCTTTAATTAAAGAGTTTAATAGTTTAACTTGATTAATATCAATGTATTCAGGTTGAGTTTCTGATGGTTCAAATGGTAATTTTAATTCTTCTGACATGTTGTTTCCTTTATTTGGTTACTCTAACTTCGTATTTAACATCATCAATGGTCATTGAGATTTCTGCGCTGGTTAACTGAAACTTTTCTAATTGTTTGGCGGAATAGTTAAGTAACTGTCTAACATCTTCTAAACCATCTTGTTCTTGATTAGAATCAGATATATTTTTAACTTCTTTGATACTTCTAACTTGATCACACAATGAAAACACTGCTTCATTTAAATGTTTTACTTTCAATTCTGTACGATCTAGTTTTTCTTGAATAGATTCTTTTGGTTCTTCTTGATCTTTTAAAGAGATTTCTTGGTTCATTATGATTTCCTTATATTGTTTTGTTTTTGTTGACATTATTAAATAATGTTTGGAGCGACCAGGAAGATTTGAACTTCTCATCAATTGATTGGAAATCAATGGCTCTACCAGATTGAGCTATAATCGCATTGGTGTATTATGATGGAATCGAACCACATTGCACGTTGGCACTTCTTTTACAGAGAAGCGGCAACACCAGTTGCCTGCATAATACATATTTGCCGTAATTACGGCATGTGAATAAACCTTTCGATTTAAGAGTGATTGCTCACTAGAATTTGCTTAGTTAAGTTAAGCTGCACTTTTGTATATGACTTCTGCTCCACCTTCATGACTCGAACATGAATACTTCAAATTAACAGTTTGACTCTCTACCAATTGAGATAAAGTGGAATGGTGGTGTTTGACAGAATCGAACTGTCTTTATCTTGTCTTCAGCAAGCAATCTTAACCATAAATATGAAAACACCTTTATTTTGTGGACCTACAGAGATTCAAACTCTGGCGACCGCTCTGCTAAAGCGGCATACTCTCATTATATGATAAGCCCTTTTGTTAAATGAATTCTTTTGAACGCACTCTATACTATAGGTAGAATACTGTAGTATAGAGCGGTTTTTGGCGGTTACTTATTAAAATAAACTTTATTAACCATGGCGTTGTATTTATCTTCTAAATCTTGATATTTATGATCCATTGCAGTTATTTGGTCTTGAAGGTGTTTATTGCGCCCTCTGAGTTGTTTCATTTGGTCTTTGAGGTTATGTGCCAGTTCTTTGATTACTTCTAAAGCTTCTTCTGAAACATCTTCTTTGATATCTTCATCTGAAGAAAATGGTTTAATTGATTCATCTTCAAAAGCTTCTGGAATGCATTTCTTTAAAGATATTAGAGTTACATAGTATTTACCTTTGGTATTGAATAACATTTTAATTCCACGAACTTTCTCCATGGAGCTAAGGAAGTTTTTAATTTTACGAGTTGGAGTTTTTTTATTAGTGTTACAGTCAATCTTTAATAATGCTGCGGCTTCACGTAATGACAAAATATCGTTCATATTATCTCCTTATTCTTATTTATAGATTTTGGCAAAAGCTTTTAATGCATTGAAGTATAATAAGTCAGCTTCTTCTCTTACTTTATTAAAAGACGTAGGATCTTTCTTAACCGCCTTTTTTAACCACATAAGGCTAAAATCTGATGTAGATAGAGCGGTCTTTGTCCAAGCTAGCAGTCTAATCCCTGGAGCCAAACCATCTAATTCTACTTCTTTACCTGATTTATTGGTAGTTGTATAGAGTTTAGAATCAAATAAGAATTTAATATCAATCTCTGGTTGTCTTTCTTCAAAATAAGCAGCTAAGATATTTTGGTGTTTGGCGCTTAATTGTTGGCAAGCTTCAAATATTTTACGTTGTTTGGAAGCTGATTCCAATATGTTAGGTGAATGATCTTTCTTATCGTCAATTAAAGATATTAATTTATCTTCAACATTTTCATCATCAATTTTGGTTGAATAAAACCAAGCCATCATGATTGAAGAGAAGTTAGATTTCCAGCCCATGGCAGATTCTGAATGATAAAAATACCATTCAAGAGCTTTGTGTGCTTTTGTTAATGATTTATTGCTATTAACGTTTGAGCGAGTGACTGATGTAAACATGTTAGTTTCCTTTGTGTTTCTGTTGTTTGTTATATTAATATAACAATATGCCTAGATACCAAAATATTTTAAGAGGATTTTTATGAACGGAAATGAATGGTTGGAAGCTTTGCCAGAAAGTCCCTGTGCAGAACGTGATCAAATGATTTTAAATGCTATCAATGATGGTATTGCCATCTGTGAATGGTCAGAGATTGAATCTACCTATAAAGAACATAAAGCTAAATTTTATGTTAATACAGATGCAGTCTATGTTAATACTGATGATGGTAGATTTAGGTTTCAAGTTTGTGCTCAATTAGCTCAACAATGTGCTGAGTTGGTTGGAGGTATGATGCCAACCATTAAAATAATGGATTTAAGACATCTTGCCAGCAATAGATTGAATGCCACTCTTTTAACTGCCGGTCCTGATATGAGTTCAACTACTTATTCTAAAAATTGGAATAAAAAACTTGAAGCAAAAAGAGCAGGTTTTGAAGGAATTGTTTCAGATTGTGGAAAACCGTGGATCAATGATAATGGATTAAGTGCCAGTGCTGGAGCTTGTTTGTATGGATTCTTTGATGTTAATGCGCCATTTGTTAATTCAATAGGATTAAAGCTTTGGCAGACATTAGGATCGAAACATAATAATAGGCATTCTGATTACAGTTCTACATTATTATTAATGAGTATTATGTGCGAAGTTGATGGTCAGAGCATGAGTGTAGCTGATGTAGCTAAAGATATTGAATTAAGTCACCTATTAAATTATGGTGGTGTTTTACATTTTGTTAAAGGAAAATAATATGGATGAATTATATGTTGCGCCGGTTAAAACGCTTTGCACTGATCATGATATCATAACGGCAATTACTATAGCTTGTAGAGGATTATTTGGATCTGAACCGTGTCAATCAACGGTAGCTATCTTAGCTGCTCAGGTAGAATTTGAATGTGGACATGGAAAAGAACTATGGAATTGGAATCTTGGCAATATCAAAAGAACCAAAGGTCATAAATATACCATGTATAAATGCAATGAGATTCTTAAAGGAGTTGTTACTTATTTCTCTCCTCCACATCCACAGACTCACTTTAATAGTTATGAGAGTTTACCAGAGGCGGCAGGAGAGCATTTAGCGTTCTTGAATGGCTCAAGGTATCAAGCTGCTTTGCAATGCGCTAAAGACGGCAATCCAGAGGAATATTGCGCTGAGTTGAAAAAAGCCGGATATTATACAGATACTCTAGAACACTATACTAAAACTTTGGTGAGCATCTATAATGGAATTATGAAAGATTTTGCAGATGAGGAGGTGAATGAAATTTATGGTAAATAAATGAAAAGGGGGCGAAAGCCCCCTTTTTTACTTAGTAAATGTGTCTGTTAATTTAGAACCTATCATTTATTTTCCTTTCTAATTGCTCTTTTTAATACTGCTAATTTCTTTCTACGTTCTTTACGATTTCCTTTGAGCCCGCCAAACTTTTCTATATTTATCTTTTGAAATATTTCTGATTTGTTGGCAAATAATCTTTTTATTTTGTTGAATTGTTCTATTGTCATAACAGCCATATCTGGAACTGGATTCTCTATTTGATTGTATGTGTTATTTATAATTTGATTATCTTCGCTCATTTAATTTCTCCATTATAAGCCCTTGTTCCTCTTTTTATTGCTAATAGTGCTCTTGCATAGGTTTCTACTACTTGATCTTCCATTACTTCATGTTTTGCTGGAAACCCTGACATTAAAACATGTCCTAATTCATGGACAAAAACTTCTTCGATATCATATGGACCCATTTTATCTTCATCATATACTTTAGGATCCATCATGCTAATAAATGCTCTTTTATATCTGTATTGAGAGTGAGTTAAACCTAATTCAGGTTGTTCTTTGTATTCAGGATAGATTCTAAAATCTGAAAGACCCATGATTGGTTGCCAGTATTTGAGAAGCTTATTTAAATTAATTCTTTTCATTTAATTTAATTCAGCTCTTGATTCTTAGCATGTTGTGCGGCTTTCCAATATTCTCTCATAGCATCCATGAAAAATTGTTCAGGAGCATTAATCTCCATTGCTAAAGAAACAAGTATTGGAGCAATAACTCCAAATAATTCTGGATTAACGCTTCTCTCGTGGAATTCTTCTACCTTAATTAAAAGGTCGTCTAAACCACGTTCAATTTCTTCCATTATTACATCGTCTAATTCATGTTCTTTTGCCATGTTGTTTCTCCAATTTGTTGTTGGTTATAAAGACAATATGTCATTATGCCTAGAAATGAAAAAAAATCTCCAAACTTTTTTAAGGCTTGGAGATTCTTGAAAGGAGGTATGAAATGAAAAATAAACTGTCAGCAAGGATTATATATCATCTCACCAAGAGTTTTCCTCTTGAGCCCACCGTATTTATTCTTTGGCGCTGTTCTTAATACAATTGGTTGTAATTCTTGAGGAATATCCTGATTAATTTCCTCATATGTACTGTTGTTTAACCAATGAACAGAGCTATAATTGGCTAAAACTTTTATATATCAAGCTCTCTTCTTCTTAAGATATTGATATGTAAAAAATGTATCGATTTTACCATCCACCATCATGTATTTATGAGCAATATGATCCGGCATATCATAATCACTATACATAGATCCCATTGTATCAACTGATAATTCTCTAGATAATGGATATTCTTCATGTCCCGGATCGCAACCATTTATGAATTGTTTGCATAATATTTGCAAATCAGTTATTTTTCTCGTATATCCTTCTGTTTTCCAGAAAACCATTCCTTCTCCACCCTTTTTATCTCTTCTATTTGAATATTTTATTTCATGACCGCATTTATCACATTTATGAACTAGTCTTGTTAAAATGCCACCAGGAACGCTATTATATCCTTTATCTATACATTCATTATTAGCAATTAAATTAATCTCCCAATCATTAGCTTCTTCTTGACTTTCTGTTTCTTCGATAACTTTAAATTCAAAATTATCAATTCCATATTTTTTAATATCTTTTCTTAATGAAACTGATGTGCTTTTTTCTTGATGTTCTTTCCATCTTTTGTCAGGATCAGTACTTTGACCAATATAAATTTTATTAATATTTTTAAGATTTGTTATTTGGTATATGTAATGCATTTTTAATTCCAATCTGAAACGCCAGAGATTAATTCTTTACCTTTTATTGATTTAGGATTGTGCCAACCGCTAACACAATCTCCATCTTTTCTACCAGCTCTTGCCGTCCATTTAAGATATTGCATAATCTTAACAACTCTATTCTTATCATTATTATCTGTTCTTGATAAATCTCCTTTTAAATTCATCAAAATTTCAGAAGTTGTAACGAATTTTTTGTCTTCAAGATAAGCAACAACAGAATCATACCAAGCATCTTTCACTTCAAATTGAGCAGCTATTTCTGCCATTGATTGTTCTTGATCTCTAGTTAACCACCATTTTTCGCCCTTGATAAACATTGAATATGCTTGCGCCCATAATTGGTCTCTAATTTCTGTAATCAAATCAACATCAATTAATCCTTCATTTTGAAGAACCCAGAATCTACGATTAGAAGTTGAATCAGTTAAGAACTCTGCATCATTTGTTGTTCCAATGTAAACGAATTGACGAGGATATTTTTTTGGTTTACGATCATAAGGAGATCTAAATTCATCAACAGTTTGAGTAATATTTGATTTGATTAAATTGTTATCTTTCTTATTAAAAGAAGATAACTCAGCCAATTCCACAAACCATTTACCTAATAACATTTGTTTTGAGTCTTTAGTTCCGAAATCTACTGGTTCATCCGTAAACCATTCTTCATTTGGCATAAGAGCTTTTAAAGCTGATGATTTACGATTTCCAGTAGTACCTTGAAAGACTGGAATACTATCTACTTTGCAACCTGGTTTCATAATGCGAGCTACTGCTGAAACTAACCAGCATTTGAAAACTGATAAATTAATATCATTTGATTCAATATTCATTGCTTTAAGAAATATGGATAAATAATCTTGTTGATCCCACTTAACTCCTGTTAAATAGTTTTTGATTGGATGAAATGGATTTTTCTTAGCAATTAATTCTGCCATGGAGCAAACATCAGTTTTCTTGAAATTTATTCTTAATTCAGTGCAAATATCTAATTGAAGTTGAGTATAATCTAAATCATGAATTTCTTTGCCGTCGTAACAATATTGACTCGTTAATTCATTAAATGATAAACGATTATTGAATTTAGGATTCTCAGTTAAAATAGTAAATAAATTGGTAGAATTATTGGTCATGATGTTTCCTCTATTGTCTAACTGAAGATTGTTACTAGTCCACTCAGATACTGGTTTGATTGTTTGAATTGGAGCGACTTTAATTTTTGGCTCATTAAAAGAGTTCCAATATTGTCTAATACCACTTTTTAATTCTTCATCTTCTTCAAAATCAATTAATTTGCCAATTTCATACTCTTTCATTTCATTTGATTTATGAGCCGTATGAATTTTGGTAATGGCGATAGCTAAAATATTATTAATTTTCATTTTGTGTCCTTTATGCGGTGATGTTATTTGGTAGCCGCATACAGTACATATAACATTATGCACAGAATTTTTCGATTATCATAAAAAATGTTATATGGTGTTATACGTTATATGAAGTATAGATAGGTATAGGAACGGTCCCCGCCCCCCGGGGGGCGGGGATAGAGAATAGGACTCTCACTCACTATACATAACAGCCATCACGTATAACATTATAAACAAAAAAAATACCTGGAAACAATCCAGGTATTTTAACAAAATGAATTAACGGCTACCACACCGCCTCTCAGTACAATATATCATTTTAATGCTAGAAAAACAAGCTTATTTGCCAAAAATATATAAAATAAAATACATTATTGAAAAAGGTGGTTTTTTATGAAAAAGGTGGATATCGAGCTGAAACAGAAGTATCACCCCGGTCGTGGCAACGTGAAGTTTGGTCCGAAGGTACAAGAGGAGATATTAAGAGGAGTAGCAGCACAGATAGAAAGGAGGTAAGTTCCTACCTTTTTTTGTCTTTAAATTAGGTTTTTTATTTTAAAACTTGCCAATCCTACCACAATCGCATCAGCTCTATCTTGACTCTCAATTGCTTGTTTACCTTTTTTATTAATTACATATGGAAAATTTACATCAATATATTTTTCTACCAAACTTGGAATTTCTTCTTTTTTAGGAAGCTCTTTATTTAATTTAATAGCATGTCTTATTTTCATTACATTTAATAATTCAGGGGCTACGCCCGTCTCATTAAAAATAGTTAATCCGACAGTTCTATTTAAAATTGCCAAAGTAGAAATTGTCTTTGCTGTGCTGAATCGAGCCATGTGGAGGATGATATCTTCGATGGCTGTTTCCTGGCACGAGGTTGACTTCAAAACGTCTTTCACGAAATCTTGGACCTTGGCTAGCTTAGGAAACAAGTCCAATTTTTTAGAAGGATTGTAGTGGTCGCATGCCAATAATTTTACTACTTTTTGATCAACTGATAAGTGAGCAAAAGCTATGGTAGTTGTGGAAGCATCAAAAGATAAAATGTAATTCATAACTTATTCTCCAAATAAAATGTCATATAACCAGATATGAAACAACATATAATATATGGATTAATAGATCCTAATACGCACGAATTAAGATACATAGGATATACGTCTAATCAAATTAGAAGGTATAATAGACACCATTGTGCTTCAGATTTAAAATCTAAAACTTATAAGAATAATTGGATTAAATCTCTGCTAGCCAAAGATCAGAAAGCAGAAATGTATATTATTGAAAAATATGAAACTGCCGAAAAGCTTCCTCAAGCTGAGATAGGACTTATAGAATATTATAAATCTATTGGTTGCAATTTAACTAATGCTACAAAAGGCGGAGATGGAGGATATCATCAAATGTCAGAAGAAACTAAAATAAAAATAGGATTAGCAAGCAAAGGTAGAAAATATTCAGATGAACACAAAAAGAAATTATCTTTATCTATGAAAGGTCATTTTATGTCTGAAGAGAGAGAAAAAGAAAAATATCTGAATCTTTAAAAAATAGAAATAAAAATAATTAAAACTATGCATATTGTCATATTTTATTATGACAATAGATAATAAAATAGTTCCTGCTAAAGAGAGAAGTTCATGGCGCGATCAATGGATCTCCAATAGACATAGAGATTTCGGCTGGGCGCTTTGCGTTGATGTTGATTTCTTAGGAATTGAATATGATTATGGCGTTCCAGTTTGTTTAATCGAATATAAACATTTTCATGCAGAAATTAAATTGTCGAGTTCTCAAATGATGGCTCAAAAATATTTAGCTGATAATTTGAGAATGAAAGATGGAAGTTTTGGAATGCCATTTTTTGTAGTTGCTTATTATCCTGAACATCATAATTATTATGTAATTCCAATGAATGATAAAGCAAAAGAAATTCCTAATTGCTCGGTTGCTAAAACTTGGAGCGAAAGAAACTTCGTTAAATTACTTTATTGGATGAGAAAAAAGAGCTGTCCTCAAGAGATATTAGATCAAATGTGGAACAGTAAATTACCAGAGGGAGTATTATCTCTCAAAATATCATAAGGAATAAAATGAAAATAGACACAGTTGAACAAGCAATCGCCGTCATTGAGTCAGCTGGTTTTGGATATCGAGTAAATACTAATACTCCAAAATGGTTTAAACCAGGAACATATGGATTATGTCGCAATTTTGATGTTGATATGTTTGGTTTTCCAATAAATAAACAGGAATTAATAGAGTTTGCTCGCAAATTACAATTGAAAGCATTTTGGTGAATTATGAATATATTTGAACGATATTTAATATTAAAAGAAGTATATGATCCAGATATTCCAGGTAAACATTATTACCAGATAAGAGTACAGCAATTCGATTTAAAACTGAATGTATTTGGTCAAGTTGAAATATGTAAAATTGAAGATGAGGAACACCAACATATATTTAAAGGTGCTTTTGATCAGATAATGATAATATTTTATGATAAAACGACAGCAGAAGAAGAATTTGAAAGACAAAAAAGATTATTTAAACTGAAAGCATTTAGGTAATAATTTAATATATAAATCAGGAGAGAACATGAATAACAAATTATTTGCAGTATTACTTACATCCAACGTGGTTTCAATATTTCTATCAATAATGATGCTAATTAAATAAATTAAAAATCGACGCCAGCCGCTTTACTTCGAGTGCTAGCGTGTTACGATCATCAAGGGAGTTCAACAGGATAATAAAATGAAAAAGATAATGTTTTTGATAATGTGCGGTTTAATGGTTGGATGCGCTCCAACTGTATATGTTGAACAGGAACCTTGTTTAACTTGCTCTGATGCAATCGTAGGGGCTGATTTAAATAAAGATAATGCCTGTCCAGGATCTCTGGAATTGTGGCAAGAATATAAAGTCGGCACTTGTGCTGAACCTTCTATTTGTAAAGTTTATTGTGCAGAGTCTTTATGTAGTGGTAAACCACCGTCGAGTGATTGCAGACAATGCGCTAAGTTTGGAACGATATTCCATCCTCACCAAGTAGATGAGAATTATTTTACTTGCAAATCTGATGAGTAAAAATAAAAAATGCAGGGCTCTCGCCCTGCATTTTTGTTTATTTCTTTGGTGGAGGAGGCGGAAAATCAGGAAGAATACTTACAGTAACTCCTAATGCAGCTACTTTTTTAACTAATTCTTCTACTCTTACAACTTCTCTACCATCAACATCTTGAAAAACTAATTCCGCAAGTAGTCTTTCTAATTCAGAAACACGGACTTCCATATGAACCTCATAATTATATTAATATCAATTTTACTTAAACTAATCGCAGCTATCTTTGCCATCAAAAATAAACTGCGACCAGTAACTTATTATTTATTAGGAAACATTTTTTTAGACATCACCTCCAAACTATTTAATCATTATAGCAATGATAATATAATTCTATTTAATATCTCTATCTTTCTATATATCGCCAACGCATCTTGGTTAATGTTTTGTTCTGGAGCACAGAGCAATAATAAACCTATCTGCTACGCCTCAGTATTGGCTCTAGGAAGCGTTTTTGTTATCTGTCTAATAGCATATAGCTATTCGTTGTTATTAGCCTTCTATGCCGCCTCTGCGTTGATTTCATTATCCTTTTTAATCATAAACCTTTTCAAAAAACCTAGCTTCAATACCGGTATCTTAATGATGTTAAATATAGGTTGTTTAATGGAAGTGTTCATAGTTTCGAGTTTTGGTCCGCAGTATTATTTTCTGGTGAACATTTGCAATATTGTTTTTTATCTTGCCATAATTTGCGCAGGCGCGATGTCTCAAAAATATGAGCGTTTATTAGAGAAGCTGCTTCAATAATTGATTTGGTTAAATCAAGTAATCTAGCTTCTGATTTAGTTAACTCCTCTCTGAGTAATCTGTTTCTGCGCATTAATAACTTAAATTCAATTATAATTGCTGAAAATAAAACTAATAGACTTAAAAAAATTGCTGCAATAGCAAACATGATGACAAAAAAGATAATGTATATTATATTCATTTTTGTCATCTCATTTTTCATTTGTTTGTTAATCTATCCATTACTCTATCTACTTTATCCATAACTTTTTCTTCCATATCATCTACTTTAGCTATGATACGTTGTTCTGAACCAGAAACAGCAGAGATGACTTTATCAAATGCCTCTGGAACTTTTTCAATGCTTTTCAATAAAGACTCTTGAAACTGAAACGTTCTATCTTTGTTTTGAGTATCAGTTTCTATTTTCTTTATTTCAAGCTCATGTTTCTTTTGCGCCCTTTCTTTGAAGAAATCCATGATTGGTTGAAGTTTGAAAACAACAACAAATACTAAAAGTCCTAATAGAATAGCTAGTAAACCATATCCTAGATTTGATTTAAGCATTGTGAAAATTGAATCTATGCCTGGTATGACAGGCGCTGTCGGATCATCTTTGAAAAACATATTTATCCTTTTATGCCGTGGAGCTATCGGTAATCAAACCTAAGCTGACTAATTGTGTAAGTAATGAGGCTAATGCAGCATTGCCACCCTTTGCGCCAGTTACGGTAGGCTTCGCTACCGGAGTAGCTGCAAAGAAACCTAGACCAGTTCCATTAGCTTGAATTCTAGTAGTAGAACCACTATTAATTTTAACGTTTCCATTTGCAGTAGTTCCAGTTCCAGAAGCTACGATTAAATCACCTCCAGTTGAAGTGGTTCCAGTAGCATTAGCAGCACGAACAGTTAATGTAGCAGCAGTTGCAGAGTTAGTAGTATTATCAGCTTGTTTAATAATACAGTTAGTTTGATTAGCTACGAATTGAACAGTTTGCATTGAGAAAGTAACACCAGTTGAAGAGAAAGTAGTATTAGTGCTAGCTCCGTTGATGATAGTTACATCTCCCGCAACTGTAGTTCCATTTCCTGAACGTAAGCTTAAAGCCCCTCCAGTTGAAGTAGTTCCAGTGCAAGCCATTGCAGAGAAGATAGTTTGATCTCCAGTTGCTCCGTTAGTAGTATTATTAACAGGTTGAATTATAGTTGTATTACCTGAAATACCATATCTGATTGTAGTAGTATTTAAGAATAAACCACCACCTACTGAAGTAGTAATTTCTCCAGATCCAGGAAAATTAATTAAAGCGTTGGTTGAAGTATTATTTCTACCAAGTGATAATTGAGTAGTTCCTGCTACTTTTACGTTAACGAAACCATCAGTAGTTCCTGAGTTAGAAGGAGTGCTAATAACTAAGTTAAGATCACCAGGTTTACGATTAGATCCAGTAGCAGAAGCGAAAGCGTTTTGACTTTGAATCGTTAAGTTGTTGGTTGCAATGTCAGAACCTTGCGTTGATTGAATCAAGTTGAATGTGCTTGAAGGCGTAACAGTGATTGATCCTTCATACTTAGCGCCGCCATTAGGACCAGATAAATTGATTGCTCCTTGAAAGTCTCTCTGGCAAAGAGTGCTAGTAGTTGCGGCAGAGGTAGCCCCATTTAACAGCGTTGTGAAAGCGGTTCTGAATTGAATATTATCAGCATTTACTACGATAGATGAATCAGCAGAGACAACATCGTAAGCACCAGACCCATAAGTCATACCGGCACCAGCAGAAGATAAAGAGCCAGTAAAGTTTCTAATTAAGAAGTTTTGTTTCTTAATCCATCCAAATGCAGCGCTACCTTCATTCTTTTCATTATAAGCCATTACTCTTGCGCCAGAAGCAGCAGGGACGTTGACTTCAAATGTAGTAGTATAAGCAGAAGTAATTTGATTATTAATATCTCTACCGTTATTGATTTTGGATTGAAATATTAAACAAGACCCCGCAGCAGGAGCTACGAAACTAGCAGTTTTAGCAACGCTGTTGATAATTAAATTAACAGAAGTAACAATGGTGCCAGTAGTTAAAGTAGAACTTCCACCAGTGCAACCAGTAAAAGTAGTAGAAGTTTTACCAGTATAAGTAATTACTTCTCCAGTTTGTTTGATAACAAACGAACCAGTAGCATTAAAACCACTAGTATCAATTACATTAATTGTAGAAGCTGGTAGAACAACTCCACTTGATCCTGAAGCAATGGTAGTAACGCTATACTCATCAGTATTAACGCAACTTAATTGCCAATTAGTAACACCAGCAGTATTAGCTAATTCAATGCTAACTGTGGCACCAGCGGTAACATCTGCACCATCGGTAACAGAAGATAAATTGACTGTGCAAATTGGACTAGACATGATAAATACCTTTTAGTTGCAAGGACCGTCGTCCATTGAGGTTGTTGTATAAGTTACATCCATACCGTGTATTTTTAAACCAGATAGAGCATTAGCGCCGCTTTCAGATTGAACATACACGGCTAATTTAGCTAAGTTTCTAACTACAGTATGAGATATGCTTGTTAGTTGAATTCCGTGAACAGCTTCATATACTGGGGCGGATACATATGTATCAGTTTTAGTTGATAATACAGATCCAGTTCCTCCGCTTGAAATCTGTTTATAGAACAATGATATTGCAGGAAGATTTGCAGGAGCGCCAGCATGTCCAGCACCACCTTCAATCCAAACAATAAGACTATTTATTACTGCACCATCAGGTAATGATAAATTAAAAGCTCCATACTGATTAGTGTTTGATGTAGTAACTGGAGTTCCTAATGAATCAGATTGAAGAGACCAACCAGAAGTAGCAGGAACGAAATTAGTGCAAACAGTTCTAGTCAATGCTCTTGAAGCTAATTTAAGACGATTAGTTGACGTCATAGTAAGATTAGCAGCGGTTGTTGGTCCTGCTAATGTAACTACCGTGGCAGCATTAGTTGTTAAAGTTCCGCTAGCTCCATAAGTAACCGAGCCGTTGATTGTCGAAACTGAAAGATTGCTAGAGGTTAAGATACCATTCAATGCAATATTAGAATTGATATCAGCGGTTAATGTAGCAGTGCCGCTAAGATGCAACGTGTTATTGATGGTTCCGGCAGAAGCGGCACCAAAACTATAAGTTCCGCCTACCGTCAATGTAGAGCTTGCAGCCATGGTTAAAGATGAGCTTGCAGCAAAACTCATTGAGCTTGCAGAGTTCATTGCTATTGTCGCAATGGTTCCAGAGCTAACCGTGAAGATTGATCCAGATGCAAAGCTTACTGTAGCTCCAGATAAACAGTTAAGAGCGCCAGTTGATCTAACGGTTATAACGCTGGCTAAATCATCTATCTGTCCTGATCTTTTATCTAAAGCATTGGCAACATTGGTATCTAAAGCATTTTGTTGAGCTGATGTTAGTTTTTCATTAACCGCCCAGTCAGGAGATTTTATACGTAAAATAGTCATTTTATATCCTTATGATCAATCGAAGCGTTGATTATCTAAATTATTTTCTTGATCTAGATAGAAGCCAGGTCCACCAACTCCATCTTTGAACCATGCATATGTGACCCAGGCAGGCAATAAATCATCTAAAAATTGAGGTATTTGACCAACTTTTTTATAGAAGGTATCATTATCCATATAAGATGGTTGAGTAGTTTCAATAGCTATATAGCTAATTGTTGAATACCAACTTCCGCTTGGTAATGTTACTCCTCCAGAAACAGTCACTCCTCCAGGGACAGCTCCAACTGCATCTGTAGATGAGGTATGAACTAAACCTACATAAACATCTCCTAAGACAATTCTTAAAAGATCATTAACTACTTGAAAAGTTGGAGGCATTCCTTCCATTTCAATTTTAGCTTTTACTTTAGCTCTGCGTTCAACTAAAGTATCACTCAATAAATGACGAATACCATAGATGCGCTCCCAGCGTGGTAAGAAATCCGTCATAGTATCTGGATTCCATTGATTAGCAAAACGTTGTGCAGTTGACCAAAGATATTCAATGGCTCTAGCTTCAGCTAAGCTATCAGCCCAGGCTAAACTGTCTTCGTCTGTCGAAAATGCAGTTCCTTTACCTTCTACCAATGATTCATGTAGAATTTCTACTCTATTTCCTTTGGTTGCACCAAAGTGCATTGGACTAGAATTATAAGCCATAAATTACCTTATTTCAAAAAGATTGTTATTTTATCAGTTGGATTTGGAGGATCACTTTGTGATGGTCCAGAACTATCAGTTAAGATTACTTTAATAGTATTAGCGCTAGTAATCTTAACTGATACTAAACCATATAGATAATCAGTATTACCATAACCACATCTTAAATTAAGATATTTAGTTTTTCCTCTAGCATCTACAACTGAAGCAGGTAAAGTAAAATCATAATCACCTACTGAGTTGTATAAACCAATTGGAATATAACTAATATCATTACCATACACTGAATCATGCATAGTAACAAACATATTGGCGCCATCTGTAGTAAATGTAAAGAATACAATATCACAAGTGGCAGTCATTGCAGCAGTATCTGCTCTTAATTCATTACTACATTCGGCAGGTAAATCATAAGTAGGATTTTCTGGATCTTTATAGTCAACCATTTCTCCATTTAAGCCGTCATAAGATTGTTTATTAGGTAAAGCCATGATTATTCCTTTTCGTAGAATCTTGTATTAAGTGATTTCATTAGGATAGAAACCTATTTGTAATGGAATTAAAATGAAAGGTCCACTAGTAATTGAAGGTGCAACTGGTGCAGAGTTAATTGATTTGTATAGATATTGAACATCTAATACTTCATCTCCAGTATTTTCGATAAATTTCAAGATACTTGGACTAATACTTGAAGACCAACTTTGATTAACTAATGGTCTACGATATGCTTTTGGAAGTAAATTAGTTGAATTGGTTTTTTGACCAGGACCTAAATTACTAAAAGAAGTTAATAAAGCATCAATATAAGTTTCAATATTTTCAGCATCTGGAAAAATCCAATCGCCGCTTACTAATCCTGCAAAGGGATCGTGTAAAATACAGTCATATAGACCAACACCCGCAGTAGTAAAACTATCTATTACGGTTTTATGAACGGTCCAATCAGCTTTATTAATCCAAACAACTCTACTAGTTCCAGCAACTGGAGGTAAAGTAGATTGAATTATAATTTCAGTTGAATTAATATAAATAGCTCCACAAAAAGTATTAGCTGAGTAATCTGGAACTGGAAATGGTTGAGCATCAGTCCAACCGCCACCAGGACCAGGAATTGAAGCAGTAGTTGCATCAGGTAATGATAGTCCGACAGATACTGAAGCAGGATAATCAACAACATTAGTAACAACCAATTCAGCGAATTCAGGCATTACTTCTAGAATACCTGGAGTAACTTTACTGGTAATAATTAAGTTATTCATTTGTCTTGATTTATTGGTTTGAGTTGGTGCGCCACAAACAGCTACATGAACTGTTGAAGGACCATTGCAAGCCATATAAACAAATGCTTTTTGAACTGCACTAGCTGATTCTTCAGCAGCTAAAGCTAATTGAGACCAATTTCCACCACCAGGTGGATGTTGAATTCTATCAAGTAATCTTCCTCTTAAATTTTCATCAGTTTCAGAATCAACACCACCAATTAATCCACCAACTCCAACCGTAGCAGTTGAATTAGCAAATGATGGAGGCGAAGCCCAGCGTAGAACTTCTCCTTCAGCTAAATTAGTTGAAGTGCCAGTATCAATTGAATCAATATCAATTAAATCACCATCTGAAAACAATCCTCCAATGCTAACTTCATAAGTAGCGCCAGAAGTGTCACTTAAAATTACTCCCTGAGCAACCCCTATAGGGGTTGCTATGCTACAATCAAATATAATCTGACCTGTAGATGGACCAGCAGCTCTTAATGATAATCCTCTAATAGCTGCTTGACGATACAAAGCGTCTCCAACAGCGGTATCAGGCATCATATCAGCAGCTTTTAATTCAAAAGATTGACTAGCTGCATAAATTTGTTGAGCAAGATCATTAGCATCAATGTAGTATTGAGAGCCGGGAGCTACTAAAATTTCTTTACCTCTTTTAAGATAAGAAGCTTTTTTACTATTTACAATATCTTGAGCAATTTCTTCAGCGGTCTTGATTTGAAATTCTTCTAATTTTTTAGTAGCCATAATTTATCCATTCACGCTAAGGTTGTTGATTTTATTTCTAGTAACATCTCTCCAAATAATTCCAACAGAAACGGATTCTTCAGCAATTGAAACATTAACAGCAATCAATTCTACAAGCTGCCGATCTATTAAGCTCTTCAATGCAAGTTTAACTGAATTAGTTACTATTAATTTGGTATTATCATTTATTGTATCTTGCTGTAATTCTAAACCAAAATCAAATATTACAGAAGAACCTTTTTCAGTAAATAATGCCAGATAAACTAATTGATTAACTGCATCATCTCCAACTCTGTTACCTTCACTATCTAAAACAAAATCTCCAGTATTTTGATCTATCAAAGCACAATCGCCCTGAGTTCCATCTAATTTAATGAATAATTTGGCGGTTATTGAATTCATGGTTGCAGTTTCGCCGAAACCAGCAGCAGATGAACCAGCGCCACAAGCGCCACATCCAATATCTTCTGTTAATAAACTCATAAATTCCTTTATATACTATAGTCTCAAAATGGACACAATGGCGGAAAAAGACTGATAGTTGGTAAGCTAGGTAAATCAAAACTAGGTAAAGTAATTGGTGGAATATTAAAACTAGGTAACGCAGGAAGTCCAGGTAAGCCTAATAAAGAAGCAAAATCTGGTAAAGTTAAATCTATTGTTGGTAAAGCAGGTAATCCAATACTAGGTAAAGTAATTGGTGGAATATTAAAACTAGGTAACGCTGGTAGACCAGGCAAACCTAACAGGGAGGCAAAATCCGGCAGAGTCAAATTAATAGTTGGCAATGCCGGTAAGTCTAAGCTAGGTAAAGTAATTGGTGGTATTGAGAAACTAGGAAAATCACAAGGACCTGGCATATTAACCTGCTGCTTTAACTGATGTTGAAGCTACCGTTGCAGCTAATGCTGGAGCTGCACCAGAAGAGCTTCCAGGAGTTGTTGAAGTAATAGCTGCGATCTTACCATCCATTACAGCTAGATAAGCTACTAAAGCACCAGCCCAGCTAATAAGGTCAGGAGCAAGAGCAATAGGTTGAGAAGCATTAGCTCCTAAAGTTACTGAACCAGCGTTTAAAGCCATTGTAGAACCAATAAGAGCCATTGCACCAGTAGAGCCAAGATTAAGAGTCCCTTTGGAAGCAACTGAAACTCCATTAGAATCAATTGAAATGGCTCCATAGTTAGAGTTAGCAATATTAATTTTACCATCAGATGATATTTGCATTAATATTGGTTTACCAGAACTAGTATTTCCTTCTTGTATTAAATGAGTAATACTACAAACTGAGCCATCATCTTTATACATTGAACGAGCAGTTCCTACATTATTAGGACCAGAAGCATAAACTGTGCATTCTCCATATCCTAAATTACCATAGATTTTTTGATCTCTAATATCTCTAGTGGCAAGACAGATATTTTGATCAACCAAATTAATAAAAATACCTTGAGCGGCATCTTTACCAGGTTGAGCTAAAGCGGGACGAGAAGCAAAACTAGTGAATTGCCACATTTCAACTTCATTATATGTTTTCTTTTTAGTAAAAACATCTCCAACTTGAATTGAGATTGATCCCGTTTTAGAATCAATCTCGCTATTCAAAATATCTGTTCCAATATCAAATTCCATGCTATTATCCTATGCTAAGTGTATATGGTCTAATTAAAGTTAATGTAGTTCTGGTTCCACTCTTAGTTTTATCGAATCTACGATTCAATATCCACATTCTTTCGTGAATATTATTTACATCATCATCAACGTCAACAATAGTATTTAAACACCATGGATATCCATTTTGTGTCCAACCTTCTACTATATAAGTCATTACAAGACCTTTTTGTTGATATTCAGCCATCTTTCTTTTTACGAAAGCATCTAATTGATCTTGACTTTTACTCTCTTCATCTTTAATAAATTTCCAACATGGAATAGGTTTAGATCCAAAAAGTTTTCTATTTGGAACTAATTCTTTTCTAATTGGAAGAGGTTTAAATCCTGGATGTTTATTAATAAGGGTTTGTACTTCTGGAAGTATAGTCCCATTTTCATCAACACCAATTAATTCATTAACCATGATTGTTTTAAGTTGAGATTTTCTAGATTTTTTTCCTCCACCAAAGCCCATAGCAATAATAAGAGAAGGTTGCTCTCCAAAATCTAAAAGTTTAGTAGCTTTTATAACATTGTTAATTGAGTCCAACTCTCCTGATTTATGAAAAATGTTAAAAATAGATGGACCATCAAAATTAGGTTTATCAACAATAACTCCAGAACCATCGGCTGCCGCACGCATTATTAAACCATGTCTTTTTAAGATGCGATCAATAAATGCATATTCACCTTCACCAGGTTTTGGTTTTAAGTGCTCTAAAGTTAATGTTTTAAGACCAGGTTTTAAAGCAGCAGTTACAGTAGTTACTTTCTTTTCTTTAGTAATAGGTATTTTTTGATGTTTTGAATCCAGTTTAAATGATTTATCAGCATTTTTTTCAAAACCTATAGTAGTTTTTTGAGTTATCGTGATCTTTACATTTTTTCCTTTACCTGGAGCAAATCCAGTCATGATATTGATATTAGTTTGATCATCATTATAAATTTGTTCAATTCCATATTGAGGAAGATTTTTTTGAAGAACATCTAGCACAGTTGACTGACTAGTATATTCTTCTTCAAAATCAGTATTGCTACTCACTACTCTACCAAGAATATCTCTACAGGTTACTATAGTGATATTTCCACCTTCTCTATCACTTTCTTGATGAATACTATCAATATAGCCGGTGAATTGAACACGATCATTAATAACGAAATCAATTTTAGCTGGAGGGACCAATAATTCAGAAACTAATAAAACGTCTTCATTTGAGACTTTGAATTGAACTTTATCAGTTGGAGTTAAAAATTCAGAACTTAAATTAAAACTATCACAGTTAGTGATTTCTTTTTGAAGATCAACTAAACGAATAGTAATTGAATCTAAACTTGATTGTCCATTTTTTAAAGCCATATCATATCCTTTTATTTGTAATATCTAATTACAGTGCCTTTGGTTACAATTAATTCTTTCAATATTCCAGGATTCAATTTAACCAAATCAGATAGTTTATTTTTAGTAATAGCAGCTAAACGAGAAATAGTAGTATCGGCAAGAACAGTATAAAGTTTCAGAGTTTTTTGAATAGTAAATGGATTATTTTGAACGCCTAATAAAGCTAAAGTTAATTTATTAGAAGCATCAATAATTTTTACTATGCCAGCTCCGAGTTTTTGAGTATTTTCAATTGCTCCAGTAATAGGATTAGTAGTAGTTAAAGTAGCTGCTTTATCAACAGTAGAAGCTATTTTATTAACTGAATTGACGACCCCATTAATTTTGCTAGCTATTTTATTTTGAAATAATTCAACAGAGCCTACGGCACTAGATAAAGAGTCAGCGAAATCTGAAAAGCTATCAAATCCTAATTCTTCAATTCCTGAGTTAGGAGGAGGATTAAGTTGTTTAATATAAGTATCTAAATCAATAGCAGCAGATTTAATAATAGCTATGTTAGAAGTTGATGATAAGGGGGCTGAATCAGCCCCCTCATCGGTTTCTATGATTTGAATAGTAATTGAAGGTCCGCCTCTAGTTTGAGCGGCGAAACTTTCACTTACTTTTTGTATATGGCAACGTCTAGATCCATGAAATGGATGAACGAAATCACCAACAGAACGATCTTCAACCGCATCAATAAATTTGTTATAGGTATCTGGAAACAAGTTAGACCAAGTTTCCATAGGACCTTTAGCAATGGTATTTAAAAATAGAGCCTTTACCGTATAAACAGTTGGATTTCTTCCAGTTGCTTCGACATTAGCTCCATCTCTATCTATCTTTTTATGAACAGCTAAATCATGTGATATTTCAGCCTCTACACTTTGAGTAGGAAAAGAAATTCCTCTCCAAGAGCATTCTAAAAATTGTTCAAATATATCAGCCATAATTACCTTATTTCAATGGATTGTTTCTATTGTAATCTCCATAAGAAGCAGCAGTAGCATTAACTTGCTCTCTTAATCTGGCTAAAGAAGTAGCTAAAGTAATAGATTCAGGATTTACTGGATTTTCTTTTGGTTCACTATTGCTAGCATCGCTGGTAACTGGAAGCACAACTGGACTAAAATTAATACCAAATGAATTTTTAACTGGTTCAGCAGCGGCAGTAACTTCAGCAGCTTTTTTGGCAGCAGCAGCTGTTGCTGCTGCAATAGCTTCATCATTCAATACAGTATTACCTTGACCGTCTTTAGTAGCCCCGTTTAACATCCCAGGTTTATACAAAGTTATTGGAGTGGTTTTATCGGTTTTATATGGATTGTCTTTATCAGCTTGAAATTCCAACTTACCAGTGTTGAAATTCATTTTATATTCACCTTTTTGATTATAACCGTTAGTTCCACCACGAGTTCCATCGTCTGAAAAGACGTTCATGATTTTTTGAATTACACCTGCTAACCAAATTAATGCTTTAGCTAATGTCATTGCAGCCTCAATTAATTGAGGAGTTATTTTAACGAAATCATCAACAAACTTATCAGCAGCGTCCATAACAGGACCTGCTAATTTATCTTTCAATAAATTAAATGCATGATCTAATTTTTCTCCACTAGTTGCAAGGACTTTAGAAGCATCATTTCTTAAAGTAGCCTCGTCTCCAGTAGCATTTCTAATTAAATCATATCCTTCAGTGGCTTTCTCAGCCGCTTTATGCATGTTTTCTAAAGTTGGAGGCAAGCCTACCATTGCTTTAGAAAAATCATCTGTATAGCCTGCTAAGACCGTCCTACTACCTTCTGTAGTAAAACCAGCCCCTTTCATCTTATCAGCACGACCACCTTGAGTATTTACCAAAGATAATATCAAAGCTTCTCTAGTATCTGATATTTTACCTTCATTATCTAAAATTGGTTTAAATTTACCGCTCTTATTGGTAGCAATTTCATTAATAAACTCTTTTACAGCCGTCGAAGATTCATCAACAGAACCGGCGGTTCTACCAGTTAATTGAATTAAAGCAGTAGTAGAAGCTACAGATACATCTCTATCACCTGCAATATGTGCAGCAGGTTCATTGATTTTACCACCAAGATTAGAAATTTGTTTAATAGTAAATTTACCACCTTCAACTTGACCTTGACCAATTTGAGATAATAATTGATTTTTATCATCTTGAAAAGATCCATCTCCTTTATGAAGATTGCTTAATAGTTTTGAATATTCTTCATATTTACCACCATATGCTTTTGCTATTGTTGCTAATAATTCTGCAACATTAAAAGCATCTTTATAGTTACCAGTTGCTTCACCGTAATCTGCGGCTCCGTTAGCAACAGCTATAGGATCCATATTGTATTTAGTTCCAATTGCTCTAGAGCTTTTTTCTACTTCAGCAGCAGATATTTCTCCTCTAGAGTTATTAGAGATTTGTTGAGCTAAAGTTTGTAATTTGAAACCTGGTTGAATAATATCACTAATTAAGAAAGAACCAAACATTTTTAAAGCATCAATAGCAGTATCAACACCAGCTTTGATAGCAGCAAAAGCAGCTCCAGCGACCCCTGCTTTCGCAGCAAGATCGCCTAAACCATTTGAACCACTGAATAAAGATGATAGACCATTATTACTACCGCTATTGCTAAAGAAGTTGGAACTATTAGTTCCAACCAAAGCACTTCTGGTATTAAGACCATCAGTCCCTAATGATTTATTAAGATCATCACCATTTTTTTTAGCTTCTCTAGCTAATTTGGTTTTCTCTCTATATTCATTACGATAAGCATTAATACGATCTTGAGCCCCTTGAATAACAGCTTTGGTAGCTTCGTGCTCGTTATTAATAACAACATCACGCATGCTTTGTAATGCTCTTGCGACTTCATCAAGTCCATCTGCTCTTAATGATACTGTTACTTCATTACTCATGATAACTCCTTAAATTTTATTTTTTAGATTTCTTAACTTCTTGAACTGGTAGAACTACTTTTGGTTCTTCTGCTTTTTTAATTCTATCAACCAAAGCTAAAATAAATTCTCCAAGCACTGCTGGAGATACACGGTCTAACATATAAACTGCTTGTTCAGTATCAATTCTATAAATTAAAGCATCAACATCTTCTTTTGATAAATCATATTGAGTAGGACTTAACATTGAACGAACATGACCATAATGTTTAAATAAGAAACCAATTTCTTCAGTAGTTAAATTAGTTGCCATATCATCTGGATTCTTAAAAAATGCAACAGACATGTCATCTGGATTTCTACAAACTTTGAATAAAATTTCCAAAGCGCTTTTTTGCTCGAAAATCATTTTGTATCCAGCAGAAGCCTCTCCATCTTTTGGTAAATCAGTTTCAGAATCTTTAAAAAATTTACGAACAAATCTTTCGGTATTAATCGTTGTTGCTAATGCTTCTTCTTGAGTTAAAGCAACCATAGCAATTTTAGGAGTTTCACCTTTATCATTTTTGCGGCAATGATCAATTAGTTTAAATGGTTTGTTTGTTTTAGTTTCTTGCCAATAATCACGTATAGTCATGTTATTATTCCTTATTTTCTGATTGTTCTTTGTAATATTTACGAGCAGCACACCAAGCTAAAATCTGACCTTCCGTTATCTCAGATAGCGGAATGTTAAAAACATCTTTGACATTTTCTGCGGACCCCATCATAAAAAATCTTAATGATTTACTTCCGCCTATTATTAATTTATGTATCCACATATCCATTTCATCATTAGTTAATCCAATTGGACCAAAATCAGCTTGAAATTTACCAAATTCTCTTACTAGATATGCAGATTCATCTGGATAGATTAAACTATCAATTTCATCTAATGATGGAAAGAATGGTTTAGAAACATCATCAACATTTCTGCAAGCTCGAAAAAGCAATTCATTTACATATCTATTTTGAGCAAATGCATCTCTCATTGAACTAGTTTCATTTTTACGAATAATTAGTCCCTTTTTTCTCAAATATTCATCTACATATTTATCAACATCTTTTTTAGCATTATTGATATCTTCATAAATTAAGATATGGAGTTTTAATTGAACTTGAGGATTACCATCTTTATCATAACGTGGAAAATCAATTACTTTAGTAGGTCTAGGTGTTTGAATTATCGTAGACCATAAGTCTTCTGGAGATACATCTTCTGGAGGATATTTACTCATATAGACCTTTGAAATAAAAAAATGCGGTAGGACACGTTAAAACTACTCGACCAGACCTCGAATAGCTTTAACGGTCGCTACCGCAAAGCCTCCATTGTTATACCAATGGTAAATGTATAAACAGACGATCTATACATTAAAATATTTTCTGCATTAAATAATTGAGTGTCTGGTTCAAGAATTTAATTTATACGAAATCAGAGAATCCGCCACGGAAATTGAACACTAACTTCACTGCTGAGTTAACAGCTTGATCAAGATTATCATCTATAATGAAACCTTTGGAAGTCATAGTTTTTCCATTTGGATGCACGATATCGAGTTGAACTGATTGTCCCTTGATAATAAACTTACCAGGATTCAATTCAAAATCAGCACTTGGTACGTGGACCGTAATGCTGCATTCGCATCTAGCCGCCCCGGGAGATTCTCCAGCATATTGTAATGCTAAAGTTTCAACAGGCTGAGAGTTAGACATGCGTTTTAAAGAGTATGAAGATGCCATAGCCATCTGGCTACTATTTATGAAAATCTTAAATAGAGCGAAATTTTGTGGAGTATTAGATGTAGCCATATTTGTTGCCTTCTATATAATAGATTGTTAAGAGTTAAAATGGTAGGAATTGGCGGTCAACCAAATATGACCGCCAATTATCTACCTAACAACTTATGCTATTTGATCAATACGCACAGCAGTTGTATTCCAAGTATCAATTGGTCTTAATGGAATGTAAGCTGAAATTCTATCTGGTGTTGCCACTTCGATTTGAACAATAACTTGAGCTATAATGGTTTGAACGTCTTGCAACATACCATTATCTCCATATTCACGAACTAATTGAAGAACTAAATTCTTATAAGCAGTTGGCGTCATTGCGTTAGGAACTGGAGGATCATTTCCAATTGGATCGGCAGAGATTTGCTTATTAGCCATTACAAAAACAGTTCTAGCTCCAAGATCATCAGCGAATCTATCTTCAATAGTTACTTTGTGAGCTGGACGAATACGATAATCAACTTGAGAACCAGACTTGAAACGACTAGTAATTCTTCTAACTAATGAAGTCTTTCCAGCACCTTGAATACGAATTGGTGACAATCCGCTATTAAGAGCAGCTTCAATTTGAATTGGAGTAGGGGCTACGCCAACACTTCTTGGAGCAGGAACTTTCCATAAGTTTGAAGAATCAGGATCATTTCCGAAACCGTTGAAATTAAGTCTAAATGCAGAGCCTAATTCTCCATAAGAGTAAACAGCAGCAGCGTTTGCAGCTAATTCACCTGGAGTCCAATCGGATTTGTATTGCCATGGCAATTCAATTCTTTCATGATTAACTGAAGTTGCAACAGTCGTAGCATTAGCTAAAGTATCAACAGAAGCACCAACAATACGTTGACAGATACCAACAGTAGATTGTGATTGCGATTGAATTTGAGCCAATACAAGATTTAATTGAGTAGTATCATCAGCACATACAACATGGTAATAATAACGATTTCCATCAGCTAAAATAGTAGCAAGAGCAGTAGTTAAATCATCGGAAACAGTTCCACCAGTCATTGCAGTAGTTGCAACAGGCGTGGCAGTAGTTCCAATTCCAGAAACCATTAATTGAGCAGAGTAACGAAGTAAATTAGCTCTTAAACCTTTATTTTTACTAGTGATAGTAATTACTCCAGCAACGTTAGTTGCAGTTACAGCCCAGTCAGCTCTACCATTAATAGCAGCAATTGCATTGGTAGCTATGATGGTTGGAGTATCGCCAGTAGCAATACCTACATCGACAGATTCATCTTGAACGAAAATACGAAGAGTAGAAAATCCAGTTGCATTGGTAGCAATAGTAATAGTTCCAGTTGAAGCAGTGGCAGAACCACCTTCAGAAACAGCAATTGCATAAAGTTTAGTTACTTGATTAATTGCCATGAAACGTTTAATACAACGATGATCTTCAGATCCTTGACCAAAAAGAGTAATCGCATCAGCAACACTTGACATAGTTACTGGAGTATCAGGTCCATAAATAACAGTATCAGCAGTAGCTGAACCAGCAGAGGTTTTGTTACCAATTATGATAACAGAGTAAACACCAGCACCAGATGAAGCTGCACCCTGTGCGAAAGCTTCATATTTGTAAAATCCTGGTGTAGCTTGATTTCCTGGTAAGCCAGGCACTATAATTGGAGCATTAGCCATTTGTTTTCCTTAAAAAGATTGTTAAAATTATTTCTTTGAGACTTTAGCAAGAGGTAATCCACATAGAATACGACTTTCATCATCCATACACTCTAAATCACCTGCTAATACAGCTTGCTTATATTCGTGTCTAAACTCTACTACTTCACCTTCTGATAAGATTACAAATTTATCAGATGCAATATCATGTTTTCTACCAACGAATTGTAACCTATGAGCTTGTAATGCCATAAAATTATGCACTAAAGAATCTCCAACCGCTTTCACACTTAAAATTGCCATATTATTTTCCTTATGGATTATTATATTCTGAATTTATTATAGTTACCGTGCCTAAATCATCAGTAACATCTTGCACAATATCAATACCATTAAGAACAGGTTCATCAACATAATGTTGAAGTTCTCTAACTCTTAATTCCATAGATAAAGTAGGATAAACGTCTTGCGCATTTGATCCAGATTTAATTATTTTATATTCTGCATAATCAACACTCATAACATCAATGTCTTTAATACCAGCATTATCAAGAACTAAATCATTGTTTTGATAACTAGCCGCATGCCTTCGTTTAAGAAGCGTAAAAATAACATTTTCAATTTCATTTAAAATTGGATTTAAAGCAAATGCTTGTCTAACATCAAATGGAGGCATAATAAATGCCAATCTCCATAAACTTTCTTTTTCTAAATAAGCAAAACTAAAATCTTTTATTTGATTAGTTTTAAACCTATAAATAGCAAGCATTGGAAATTTATATTGTGCAGTAACAAGATAAGGTTCTGGATCATAATGAAGAGAGGTTGGAACTAAATTAGTAAAAGCTAAACTATCTCCCTGTTTGTAATTGACAGCAGCAGAAGCAGCTGTAAATCTAGCTTCAAAATGAGTTTTCAAAACCGCAGTTAAAAACTTCAGCGTAGCATCCAAACCTGGATCAGCATCTTTAAGTAAAGTATTTGTTAAGCTAGAAGTAATAGGAGATACTGAACCTCCTATTTGTATTTGATCTATATTTGACATGTCTGGTCCTTATTTTAAATAATGAAAGAAAGACCTTTCAAACACTTCTTGAAATACATCTTTTAATCTTTTTCTCGTGCGACCCATGAACGGATTAGGTTTGCTAGGTCCAACATGAGTGCAGAAAATTACCTGTCCGCCAATCACAAATCTTAATGCTTTTTTATTTCTTACAGAAAACCCCGGACGACCTTTTTCAACATAAATGGCATAAGGTGCAGTTGAGTATAATTCAATTGTTTTTTTACCTTTAATGCGATATTGAACAGTGTCTCCTAATTTACCTGGAGCTTCTTGTTTGGCAATATTTACAGCTTCTTTACCAACTTGTTCCATTGCATACTTGGCTGCACCAGGTAATGTTCTAATTAAATGATCAATACCACTAAGTTTTACTGCCATAAATCCTCATTTAAACTGGACTAGATTGTGATTTTCTTAATATGATATAGTATTTAAAGTTTTTGTAGACTTCTTGACCTATCTTATCAAACCATGCACCCTGTTCCATTCCTGGACCTGTTACTCTATAAAGGACTTGAGTGTTCAAAGTAGTATCATAAGGCGGATTAAAATCAGAAGGATCATTACCACCTGTTGAAAATGTAGGAGTTAATGGACCAACTTTTAAATCTAATAAACTATAAACATTACCAGAGTTAACTACATCATCTGTTGATATATTTTCTACTTTTGGTCTAAATTGATTTTTAATTCCAATCAAAGTATCAACAAAAGTTGGAGTTCCTTCTCCAATTTGAGTTCCAGGATAAGTAAATACTCGCATAATGACATCGTAACGTCTCAAATCATATTTATAATCTAATTTAGCACGAAACTTATCTAATAATTTAAGTCCTACGTTACGAATTGTCATAAATGCCTTTTTTAACCTAGTTGAATATAACCATTAACTCTATATGAATTATTTACACCTAAGAATCCTTGAGTTCCAAAATAATCAGAATAAATATCAACTCCAGACATGATTGATAATCTACCAACCATTTTTCTACCTTCTTGATTCTGATATTTTAATTGTTGACCATCAGGATAAAATTCAATATCTTCTACTCTTTTTAATCCAGCATTCTCAATAGAATCTAATAAGAAAACATCTATAGAACTTATTACAGCTAATTGAGCAATAACCATAGTTTCAAGAGCGGGATCAGATTCTATTAAATCAAAAACACCTTCTAAATAGGTATTATATTGACGATAAACGTTTGCATATCCTAAGAATAATCTAAATTGTAGTTTTTGAGTGTCTGTTAATGCCATATATGCTCCTTAAAATATAATGAAAGCGGGCGGGATCAAATCCCGCCCCTTATTCGCTTTCCGAATTAAGCAGTTGCAAGAACAATTGCTTGAAAGGCAAATGCAGCCGCATAATGACCATTTAAATCAACTTTAGCTTCGTTAGCCAAGGTGAGTGAAGACGCAAGATCGGTAGCGTTTGCAGAAATTATAATATTTGTTCCATCAGCAACAGGATGAGAAGTAATTAAAACGCGGTGAGCGTTAAATCGCCTTTAAGTTCATGTTTGTGGAGGTTAATATGATGCATGAAGGGATAGGAATTCCTATCCCTTCATGGCAGATCAATTAGAGAATGTTCTTACGAACTCCGAAGGCATTTCTTTTAGTAAGAACTAATTGACACATTGAAACAACAGCGGCTTGTTCAACGTGAGCGGCAATAGGAATATCCTTTAAATAGAATTGGAATGGTCCAATAGCAGGATCAGCGGCAGCAGCTCCCATTGAGGCAAATTCAGCATTTACTCTGTTCATTAAGGTGACCCAGAATGTAGGAAGTAAGTATTCAACGTGAATGTATTTGGTATTCAAGTAATAGATAGTATTTGCAGGACAATCAATAGCTCCTACGAAATCCATACCATCAAAAGAAATTCTACCAGCTCCGCCTTCAAGACTAACTAATCCAGCAGGAGTATTTACATTATATTGATAAACTTTAGAACCGTCGAATAAAGCATTCAATTTATCAAGAGTATCTAAATCACAAACAGCTAAGTTAGGCATTTCACCTGAAGCTTTAGCAATAGCGGTTTTATCCGAACGAATTGCATTGAAGCTTAAAGCAGCAGCAGCAGAAACTACATTGGATTTCCAATAAGTTTTGGTAGCAGGATCTAATCCGGCATATACAAGAGTATCATCAATAGCTTGAGCTAAACCTGAAATTTCTTGAGTACCACCAGTAGCAGTAAACAATTTACCTTCAAGAGTTTTAGCTAATTGCACGAAATGATCTCCCATTTCAGCTTTCCACATATTTTTATCATGATCTGGAGAGCTGCTCATACTAGCTTTAGCGCCAGCAAGATCAGTCACACCAAATGCAGAATCATATACAGACCAGTCTAAACGTGCAGTGTCTTTAACGTTTGGAGCACCAGCAGCAATAGCGCCACCTTCAGTGTTTTTAGCAGCAGTTGCGCCAGCACCTTTAGCAACGAAGCCAATATCAGCTTGCATTGGAGCTTTCCATGTTAAAAGCTTGGCAAGAGTAGTCGTACGGTTGATTTGATCAATCACTCCACCTGGAACGCTTTTGAATTCGGTTGCGTATACAGCAAGAGAGCTTGTTAAGTTTGAAATAGCCATTTGTTTTCCTTATGAAAATTGTGTGAAATTATTGTAAAATTATTTAAGACCCATGTTAGCTAAAACAGCATTTGTTCTTGCACTAACGTCTAACGTATCGCTAGCTTGAAGTGGAGATCCACTTGGCGCAGGACGATCTAAAACTGGTTTAACGACCGCTCTAGTAGCATCTACAGCAGGAACAAATCTCTTAGCATCTTTAGATTTTAAGAATTTTGCTACTCCTTCAGCTATTGGAAGTTTTTCATCTCCAATTGCCATAAAAGCTTCGCCTTCTTCATTAGTAGAAATCATTTTTTTAGAATTAAACATCCATTCAGCTACTACATCATCCATATCAGGAATTACTTTTCCTTTTAATTCTGATTTAAGCATCAACATCGCTTGTTTCTCATGTTGAGCTACAATTTTTGCTAAACTTTTAGCTTCTTTATCAGCAAATTCTTTGCGAAGTTTGGCAATTTCGTCATCTCTTGAATCTTTGACTTTTACATCTGAAACAGATTCTTGAACAACGGCAGTAGGTTGTGAGTGTCTTTGTAAAGCAGCCTCTACAGCCTTACTAATTACTTCATCAAGATTCAATCTATTAAATCTTGCAGTAATTGCTTTATGCATTTTGTCATCTAAACTAAGTTCTACATTATCTTTATCGTTATTATCGAGCGCCATTTTAACTCCTAAATTCCATTACTTTGGCTAAAAAGCTTTGGAGGATAACTCCCTGCGTTTAAGCGCAGGGATAATTGTCTGTTTGTATTTGAGATTCTTAAAAATCTATTAAAATATTGAAATTATGAATTTGGATTGGAAACTAAAGATGGAAAATACAACCAATCTTGCCAATCTAATTCAACTACCTCATAACCTTCAAAAGAAGGCAATGGAGGAGAATCATTAGAGTCAGGAACACAACCAGCTCTCACTGCACCAGGATGAATATCGTCAACAATAACGAAAGTCTCATCCATATACAATTCACTAGGATACATTAAGTCCCACCATACATTCAACTCTTGGCAATAAGCCCAGCACGCATCTTGTGCATCCTGAGAAGTTAACCAAGGTGAATTATGAAGCACTGAATCTAATACAGTGCCATCTACATAAAATGCAATTATATTTGCCATTAATTCTCCTTACATAGTTCCATACTTATTAAGCACATAATCACCATAAGCTGCCATTTCAGTAGAAGTTAAAACTCTATCTACAAAAAATACTTCAGCAATATAGCCAATCAATCCGTTTCCACCAGTATTAGTTAATGCTCCAATTAAAGCAGTATTGCCTGAAGTTACAATAGAGCCTACCGCAGCACCGGCAAGAGAAGTTGGTGTAATACTAACTCCAGTAAATAATGAATAACTAGTTGTTCCTGGATTTCCAGGAGTTATTATTCCTGTTGCTATCCATAATTCAGGAACCAAAGTAGCATTACCATCTTCTAAATTACCTACGCCATTGGCTCTGATTTCTCTTTTACCAGTACCATTTAAATTGGCAGTTAATGAAACTCCTCCTCCAGTAGAAGGAGAGAACATAGAACAACCAGTAGTTGAAGTACGGTGAAAAACCATTCCAATAGTAAATGGATTAGACTTATTTTGAATGTTTCCTACCGTAGTAAGAACATTTGCTCCAGAAAAAGATAAAGCATCTTGTCCATTAGACCAAGCTGGAATATAGGAAGGTCTTCTTCCAGATACAGCTTGATTCATATGAAGATTATTACCAGAAATATCATTCCATCTGCTAACTTTACCACCACTTAAAGTGACATTATCAGGAGATGCTAAATAATAAGCTAATAATCCTCTTCCTTTGAAAGCTAATCCTCCACTATTATCACGAGAGTCATAATCAGCATTTCTTGGATTACCTGTATTAACAGCGACAGTTGTAGTCTTAGTATAATCAAGAACTACATTATTTTTATTTACTTGAGTACCATAAATGTAAAATGAATCTATTCCAGATCCTAAATAAGATGAAACTCCATCTCCATTAGAAGAAAGAATAAACATTACCGCCCCCGGATTAGCTAAACATTTATAAGTCCATGAACAACGAAACCATCCACTTCCAGAAACTCCAGGAGGATTCGCTTGAACAATAGATCTATGAATCGTTTGAGCAAAACCAGCGCTAGATACTTGACCTAAAAATCCACCAGCGTATAAACCAAAATAACACTTTTCAGTTAAACCTTGAATGCTAAATATTATAAAAACTCTACCAGCAGGTTTAACATAACAACTTAATGTATAAGTATCTCCAACTACTTGAATTGGACCAGTTGGAGTAACATAATGAGTAGTATTAGTTGAATTTTCAACAAAAGTAGAAGCAGTGATTAATCCATCAATTGGATTGTCTTGATTATTTTGAACAATTGAAGCAGCATTTGCGACCCAGGAAGTCACAAAATTCTCACTTTGAAGAATAAGATTCTGTGACTTAATTACTGCGTTTCTCCCTGACGCTGCGATTGTGCCAGAAACCAGATTTCTATTTGTAGTTAATGGCATGTTTTATTTATCTCCAACTTACGCTAATATCTTCAGTCCCTGTAGTTACAATAGTAAGTCCAGTATTAAAAGATACATCATATCTAAAATTAGCTTGATTTGCCAAAAGAACTCCAGGCATTGTGATTGTTGCAATCTTAGTTCCTGAAGCAGCAGTATTATCATAAAGAGTAATAGTTGCTGAGGCAGCAGCAGAATTAACCATAATTAAATGAAGAAATCCAGCCCCTGATTTAACTACCGTAGTAGTTGCAGTAGTAATATTTGTATATGAATTACGTTGTTCAACTAAAAA